ATCAACATCTGCAAAAGAAGGATCTGTGATAAAAGTCAATTGGGTAACATTGCCAATCATCTTGAAGTAACCAGGTGTTTGTTCGCTGGTCATTGTTAGTTGATTCCAGATGTGCATCCAGTCGCCATATTGACGGTCAATTCTCTGACCACCAATATCAACCTCTACCTGGGCAATGAGTTGCTCACCAGGATAGTCTAGCCATCTGGCATAAACAGTTGAGATACCACCAACTGCGTTGAAACCAGTTCCCATTAGCTGGTTAATTTCTGGGAGAGTTACCTGAAGGTAAGTTCTGTAGGCCAAATCACCATTTCTGCTAATGGTGCATTGTACACGTCTTCCGAAATCGGCTTGTCCATTGAATGTTTGTTCAATAGATTCAATTGCAAAATTAGTATAACGTCTGTATGTTACCTTCCAGAAAGTGATCTGTGGATTACCAGTTAAATAAACATCTTGAGCACCATATGCGACTAATTGCATTAAACCTCCTCCCATTTTATAATATCCCTAAAGAAAAAAATTTTGGAAGTTTTAATTTAATTAAAATTATTTTGTGTGGTGTAATAAACATAAAACAATAATAAATTTTGTCTGTATTTATGTAGTTCATTTTATAAAGTTAAAATGTGTTTTAATAAAGTCTTTTAGATAAGAATCTGAAAAATATTCTTTTTTTTCCTCGTGTTTTTTTTTAAATAAATATGAATTATTATCTTTTTCGATCTTCCATCCGTCTTCTAAAGCATTGTATAAAAAAAGCATCTTTTGTATTTCAAGATTATCTATATCTAATTTTGTAACGACTCCTTCATTATTAAATATAATTTGCAAATCCATAGGAAATACACAGAAATATTATTTTATTTTATTACTTATAATTTTTAATATAAAAATATTATAAATACTTTTTGTATGACGGGATTTAAACCAAAAACAACAAAAAAAATAAAGGTTTTTAAAAATGATCAGATAACCATAGATGGAAAACACATGGAGTTTTTACAGGAGTTTGAAACTAATGAAAAAGAAGTTATACCTAAATTAAAATTTAAAATTTTAAAATTAAAAAGGGATTTGGAAAACAAACCAATGGAAGAAAGAATGGATATAAATGACGAAATTAAAAAACACGTGGCAAAAATAAAAGAATTAAAAAACTACAAAAAAAAATATTTATTAGAAAATTCTAAATATATATACGAGTATTTCGAGAGTAAACAAAATATAAGTAATGAAATACCAAAAACAGGGAATAATATCCTAAACCATTTTTTTAAAATAGATGATCCTATACAAAAAAATGAGAAAACCAATATTATTCAAAAATATTTGCAAAATATTAATACTGATTATATGGATATTAATTCTTTTATATGCCAAAAAGATATATGCAAATACTGCTCCAAGGGAGAAATGATTCCAGTGGAAGACGAGGGCCTTTTATTGTGTAATGCGTGTTTTAAAAGTATTCCTTATTTGATTGAAAATGAAAAACCTTCGTATAAAGAACCACCTAAAGAAATTTGTTTCTACGCATATAAAAAAATAAATCATTTCAAAGAAATCTTGGCCCAATTTCAAGGAAAAGAATCGACTCATATTTCCGATGAAATTATAACAAATATTCACCTACAAATTAAGCGCGAAAGAATTACCTTAGACCATCTGACATATTTAAAAACAAAAGAGATACTTAAAAAGCTAGGATATAATAAATATTATGAACACATAGCATTTATTAAAAATAAATTGGGTATACCTCCACTTGTAATAAGTGCGGAAATGGAGGATTTATTATGCAATCTTTTTATGGAATTGCAAGCACCTTATGCCAAATTTTGCCCAGATTACAGAGTCAATTTCCTAAATTACTATTATATATTGTTCAAGTTATGTGAATTACTAGGAGAAACAACATATCTAAATGAAATACCAATGTTGAAAGACCGTGAAAAGCTCATTGAGCAAGATGATATTTGGAAAAAAATGTGTGGTGTGTTAAATTGGGATTTTATACCAACTATTTGTTAATATTATAGTCCTCCCGGGAATCCTACCATATTAGCACCGATACCGAAACCAGCGCCTGTTCGGGCACTTACCCCCATACTTGGAAGATAAGTATCTAAAATACTAAATGTGGCGGCCGCCACTAATGCCAACAAAGAAATTTCCTCAATATTCATTGTTTTCTTGGGTATAGCATATGCTGCGATGGCAACCATCAAACCTTCTATAAGATATTTTACGATCCGTTTAATTATTTCCTGTATATCAAAAAACTGATTAATCATTATATTTTACGAAAATATAAAAAATTGTTTTAATAAAATACTTAAAACTATAATTTATATTTAAATTATGACAAAATTTGTGAGAAAAACGAAAAACGGTAAACCAAATCCAAAATATGTAGATTTACTAGAAGAAGATAAACCTATTACTGGTCAAAAATTTGTCTGTGTTTCATTTATTTCTCCTGAAAAAATACTCAAACAAAAGGAGGCCTTTTTCTTCCAAGAGTTTTTGAAGAGATGGGAGTTTAATAAATCAATGGAGAAGTTTGTACAATTTCTTAATTTTATATCTTTCAAATATTCTCTCACATTTGAAGATCTGACAAATGATTTTCAGGAATTTATGACGGAAGAACGAGAAAATCTGTTGAAAGATAATTCTTTTGAAAACGACTACAAAACATTTATAGATAAATGTGAAGAGGAACTTGAAACCGCTTTTAATAAACAACACGAATTCCAGACTTGTACAAGAGGATTGAAAATAAGAGGTTCTTACTCGACACAAGAAGAGGCAGAACTCCGTTGCAAACTATTAAGAGAAGTTGACCCAAACCACGATGTTTTAGTGGGCCCTGTTGGAGTCTGGCTGCCGTGGGATCCAGAAGCTTACAAAACTGGAAAGGTTGAATATCTAGAGGAAGAGTTAAATCAGTTAATGAACGAAAAGAACAAAAATGAATCATTTGCAAAATCAACCTTTGATGCTAGAATTAAAGAAACAAAACAAAAGGCAATGGAAGAAAATGCGAAAAAGTCTGAAATATCAGGAAATAAATTAACACAAACACTTGATAAAAATGGTAATTTGGTAGGAATTAATAAATTAAATACACAAGAAGCTGAATTGGCTGAAAATGAAATTATTACAACAGAAGATATATGTTCTACCCTATTTGAAGGTGATAATATTGTCACTGAAAAAAATTCTGATTATGGTGCAAAATCACTGGTTGGAAATCCATTTAATTTATCTTAAAAAAACTTTTAAAAATTAATTGATGTTTTTTGTTTTCCGTCATTGTTGGATATGTCAATGGTGGTGCAATTGTGCTAGCATCTTTTAAGTATCTTAAATAACCTTTTGCTTCATTGTATACTCTTTCAGAGCAATAGTTTATTATAATATTATTTAAATTTTCCACTTGATCTGTTATATTATTTGGCAAATTTTGCGAGTTTTCTATAAAAGTACTTCGCATTATTATTAATAATTGGTCGCTATCTTGGTTATCAATTAAATATTTCCCACGAGACATTCTATATACTCCGGCACGTATTCCATTTTGTATAATAGATATATTTTCTTTTGAGAAAAATACTTTGGATAGTTTATTTTCATCCCACACACCTTTCAAAGGGTTCCGTACAGTTGTCACTTGATTCACTGGAATTTTATCATACATTTTAAATAAATCTTCAGTGTTTGGTTGTATGATAATTCGACCGTTCATTATTATAAAAAAAGAATAAAATATTATAAAACAATATTATATGATTTTAGGTAATATACAAAAAATAATTGTAGCTATATTTTCACTTTTATTAATAGTTATACTTGTTACAAGTATTTGGGCATTTAGCGAATCTCATAAAAATTCAAATTGGCCCCCAACTGTACAAACTTGCCCGGATTTTTGGAAAGAAACTACCAAGAATGGAGTAGATGGATGTTACCCAGTAAAAGATGTGGGTAATTGTAAATCCAGTGGATTTTTTCCCATTGTAAATGTTGATTATTGTAGTAAATATAAATGGTCTACAGGAGATACAACCGCCATTGCAGGAACATCTTCATGTGGTAATGTTCCGTGGGACGGAATAAATTATGGTTATGGGCAATATGATCCTTGTAATGAAAATTATAATCCTCAAACCATTTAATCTCTCTATAACTTATGTTAGGAAATTTGCAAAAAATAATATTGATATCTTGTGGAATTATTTCGGTTGTTTTTTGTATAATGTTTATTTACAATTATATGTTAAATACAAATTGGCGATTGCCTCCACAACCTTGCCCTGATTATTGGGTAGATACTGGAATTTCAGGATGTTATAATATCAAAGGATTAGGTACTTGTAATTCAGCAAATATTGGCAATGATTTGGGAAATGAAAAAGATAAATACAAACATTATTATATGGATTTTGATAAAATGGAAGGTGGAAATACAATTTGCAATAAACAAAAATGGGCTAATAAATGCGGTATTTCTTGGGATGGAATAACATATGGTTATGGAACAAACCCTTGTTAAATAATTTAAATAGTATTTTTATTCATATACATGAACCGTTTTT